GAGGCCCAGCCCGTTTTTTTTTTCCCCCGCGAGTTTTTCACGAAAAAACCCCTCAAGCTCTGGCTTGGAGATGCCAGACTTCTTCATCCGGCGTAATGCTTCGTTGATGGCCGTTTTAGTGACTTTCCCGGAAGCCAGTAACTGGTTAAACATATTGCCGCTACTACCGCCGCCGATGTAAGACCAGCGGCCCCACATGCGCAGCTTCCCTTGAATCCAGATGGCCTCCAGCGTTTTCAGCCTGACCATTTCACCAGCTTTTCCAACCTCGGACGGGTTAATCATTATGCGTTCTCCACTATGCCAGCACGCCAATTGCCAGCGAACGATCCAGAAATCGAAACAGCAGCTCCAGCTGTGAGCCGTGCTTCTCCTCAAATGCCACGGTGTCAGCGTGCAACTCGTCGTGATGCGCTCTGCACAGCGGTATCACAAACAGGTCATGCGCCTTAGTACCCATTCCACCCTGCCCGTGGCCTATCAGGTGGTGGGGGTCGTCAGCTGGGTTATTACAGCAACCGCACTGCTGCGACTTAACCCAGCGGGTGTATTTCTCGTTTTCCCAGCGTCGGCGCTTTGGCCTCAGCATGAAAGATTCCGGCGTTTCAGGATCGACCTTCACCACCACTATCTTTTTTGCCTTCTCCTGAAAGATTTGCGTAGCCGGTAATGACGGGACAATGTCGCTTTCCCTCATCACTGAACTGTGCGGTTCTGGCTTGATTCTGAGTGCTTTATTCGCCACTGATTCAGGAACAAGGTCAGCCAGATCATTACGTACCATCCACCAGCAGAACTCAGGAAGCGAAAGAGTGTGGTCAGCGCTGAAACCTAAATCAATATTCACCCTTTCCAGAAGCCATTTTACCAGGTTCTGCATGGCAATTCCTGCCAGTCTTTCAGTGGTTTGCTCACGTAAATGGTTATCACATGACCAGCAAACACGAATGCTCCCCGGAGCGTGGCGCATAACCGTAAAGTCACTGGCATGCCAGTCAGTGTGAGGCCACTGACATTCAAATTTTCTCTCCAGCCAGTCATCAAGGCTACTCAATCCACCAGCTCGCTGAATGACCCTCTCGTTAACGAAAATAGCCTGCATGTTGGCATCGTCAGTCAGGGGCTGGTGGGCTTCAGGGATTAATCCAGATGGTAGATGCTGTATGGCTTCGGATGGTGGCTCAATAACTACCCTTCCCTGACGGAATAGCCAGAGCAGTTCGGTACCAGGGCGGAACAGAACCACCCCGGACATCGGCGCAATTTCAGGCGTCAGTATGGCTCTCACCCAATTCCCCCCATTGTTGGTTGATGCCTGGTTATCGATATTTCTACCCTTCCGCCATGCACTTTCGGCCCCCACTCCACCAGCATTCTCTGCACCTGGCTGTCATCCTCCCAAATGCCTGCATGCGTGAGCGCGTCAAACAGAGCCTTGTTGTAGTTGTCGATGTCGCGGCGGCGGGCATCTGGCGGAAAGAGAAGGATCTCCACCGCAGCTGGTGATGATGATGGTTTTGGTAAGCAACGCAGTTGCTCAATGATCGCTGCACATGCCGCGCTCTGGTATGCCCTGCCCTTCTCGCTGATAAGATGACGGCCTTTTAACGGCCCCTTGTTTGGGGCTCGCCAGTAAGTGTTTACGCTCGGTGGGAACGGGAGCACCAGTTTCATAAACTCACTCCCTGTTTTTTCAGCCAATCAACAGCGTTATCTCTGGCCTTATCTCCACCGGATAGTAGGTCTTTGATGATCGTCACTGGATCTGCATCCCATTCGGTTTTGACGACGGTAATGCCCCTGGCAGCGCCAGGAGCAACAGTGATGTAACCTTTTTTCTTAAGTGACTTCACGTGCGCTACAGCAGCGTTCGGTGATGCGCAGCCAATTAATCCGGCAAGCTCCAGCATCGTAGGTGGGAAGCCTGCCTTTTCGATATGAACCTTGATAGCTTCAAACACTTCATTCTGACGCGGCGTTAATTCAGGTTTCATGCAGCGCGCTCCTGTTGTTTTTTCATGGGAACGGCAACTGCCGGTATAAGCTCAACAGCTGGTGATTCAGATTGATTTCCCCAGTGGTCCCAGCCAGGCGCACCGCAACGGCTGAATAATTCGATGCGTGGGACGTCACCGTAAAGCTTCTCCAGACGGAAACGCGCCTCTGCTGGCTTCTGGCTGTGCTCACCGAGTGGACTGTAGATAACCTGCTTGATGCTGGCGCACTTGCGTTCAAGTCCATTTCCCCTGGTGGCGATTAGTAGGTCTTCGGTATTGGCTCGGGTGTAATTCCCGCCGTTCATGCGTGTCTGTGCGTTAAGCAGGTCAAGGAAGTCGTAAAAATCCTCCACACGGCCTGCCTGAAGTGCTTTGTTGATATGCTGCTCTGCCAGTGGGTTGAACTTCACCCAGGTAAAGCCCTTCATCGTGCGAACTTTAAAGCCCCACGTTTCAGCCAGCTCGATAGCTTCTCGGGTGTGCGTACCGGTGAACCACATAGCCAGAACTGCATCATCAGCAGCCAAGTCCCAAACCGGCAAGCGCTTCATGTCGATAAGCTTCATCGTGCCGTAATGGTTATTTGCAGCGCCATTGCTGATGGTGTTCCCGTATTCCCACGCAGGGTCGGCATAAATCACTGAATATTTCATCAGACATTCCTCGCTCGGCCAGCTAGACACCATGCATCAGAGGGTGCTTTCACTTTCGGCGCCATGCTCAGGCAACGCTGACGCTCAATCAGTATCTTCATCCGCTGCTCTTCGTTCTTTGAGCGATTGAAGGCATCCATCAGAACTGTGGCTGCACGGTGGTAGAGTCCTTTTTCAAACAGGCCTTGAGCCTTATTCATCATCGTGGTTACAGCTGGATTCGGCTCTTCTTCCTGTTCTGATACAGCTGGTGTATCTGCCCGGTTAATTTTTAGTGCAGAGCGCCCCTCGTTAACGCCACCACCCGGCGCTTTGGCAAAATACTGGTAGCACTTACCGTTATGCTGGCGGGTTGCGCGATTCAGTTTGACCAGATGGCATACACCGCGCTGAACAGCATGAAGGCGGTATTGAGGCATTGAAGCTGCGATCTGTTTGTTCGTTAACCCAGGGTTTTCAGCGATGAAAATTTGAATATCTTTCAGAAGACTCATGAGTTCGCTCCTCTGAAGCCCGCCGGGACTTTGCTGTAGTCGGTGTTCTTGAAGCTGGATTTGAAGATTCCATCCTCACGCTCCCACTTCCCGTTAACACGCGCTGGCCTTCCGGCATTCGCCCAGTTGGTAGCGGACTTCAGGTAAGCTGGAAACTTCGTTGGCTGGAAAAGTGTCTGCGGGCGCAGGTAGGACGCCATTGTTAAATCGTCGCTCCACTTGGCGTTGCAGTAGTCCACCACCAGCGACAGTTCTTCAACGGTGAAGCCCTCCCCGATTCGGGCGCGAATGTTTTGCAGCGAGGTTGTTGAAACCTGATAACGCGAACTGGTCACCTGGTTCAAATGGTTTAAAACCTGTTTAGCCTGATCGGTGATCAACACATCACCGTCTGGTTGCGGCGCAACCGGACAAAAAGGGTTTTTAATATCTGTAGTATTCTCTGTTGTATTCTCTGTAAGAACATCAGTGCAATTTGACCTGATGAGAGCGGTTCGTTTTGACCTGATGGAGCGTTCCACTTTGACCTCTTCCATCGGTTCATTTTGACCTGATGGAAGTGCGCATTTTGAACTCTTCGATTTGGTCACTTTGACCTCATCTAAAAGCTCACTTTCGTAGTTGATCGTGTAATAGTTCGTCATGTCGCGCTGAGACTTGTTCAGCTGCTCAACTTTGAGTACGCCAAGGTTTTTCAGGCGGGTGAATGTGCGCTTCAGGGTGGATTCAGACCAGAAC